CGGCTCGAGCTCCGAACAGAGGAGGACCAGCTGCTCGTTCTCCTCGTGAGGGTCGATCACGGCGTGGATTGAGAAGGACCGGGCCACACCGTTGGGCGCGTACTTGAGTTTGTGCTTGCTCGTGACGCCGTGTCGGAAGTGAATACGTACGACATGCGATAGTTCGGGCTGCACCTGTTGCGCGGCCACGAACTCGCGTCCCGACCCTGGCTCGATTGAGGCCCACACGGTTGCGACGTCGGACCATGCGCGATCCTGTCCGCCCGCGCCGTCGGATGTCTCCGTCAAGGCTTGGATGGTCACGCGCCGGTCCAGTCGCCCGGACTCAATCCGATGGTAGGCCATCAGGCCGTCCGCTTCCACATATAGACGGCGACGTACGGCTGCACGACGCTCGAGGCGCTGCCCGTGAAGGCCGGGGCAGAGTTGGTGCCCGTCGGCGTGACAGTGTGCGTGTGACCGGCCAGCGCCGACCCGGTAAAGGTTGGCGTTGAGATCGTGCCCGCCGGCGTGAGCGTGTGCGTATGCGTGCTGAGCGCAGAACCGGTGAACGTCGGGGTCGACACCGTGCCCGTTGCGGTCGTGACCGGCGTGACGCCGCTCGAGGTGTTGCCGGTAAGCAGCTTCGGAGTCGAAGTCGTCGATGCCGCGGCAACTGCGTTCCCGGTGAACGTCGGTTGCGAAATCGTGCCCGCCGGCGTCCCGCCGCTCACCGCGCTCGTCGTACCCTGCGATCCGGCGAAGGTCGGTGCAGAGACCGTACCGGCAGGCGTTCCGCCACTCACGGAGCTCGTCGTGTTGCTGTTGCCGGTGAAGGTCGGCGCGGCCACCGAACCCGCCGCGGCGACCGTCTTGGCGCCACCCGTCTTTTCGCCCGTGTCGAAGTCGCTGTCGTTTCCGTCAACGCCAACAGGAACGCGGCCGGCGCCGAACGCTGACCATGTGCCACGCCCGAGTAGCGTTGCCGGGTTCGTGCTCAGCGTGGAGATGTAGACAGCGCCTACCGGATAGAGCGTGTCGATGACCGTCGCGATCGTTGGCGCGTCGGCGCCGGCGGGGCCCGTACTTCCCTGTGGCCCCGTTGCGCCGGTTGAGCCAGCTGAACCAGCCGGGCCGGTATCTCCCGTGTCTCCCTTGATGCCCTGGGGGCCGGTTGACCCTGTGGCGCCCGTCGGCCCGGTTGCTCCCGTCGCTCCGTCGGCGCCAGATGCACCGGTCGGACCCGTATCACCCTTGTCTCCCTTCGCGCCCTGGGCTCCTTGCGGTCCCGTGGCACCATCAGCGCCCGCGGTCCCGGTGTCGCCCTTGTCGCCTTTTACGCCCTGAGTCCCTTGCACGCCGTCCGCACCAGCGGCGCCGTCCGCTCCTGCTGTACCGGTGTCGCCGGTATCACCCTTGTCGCCCTTCGGGCCCTGCGGTCCGGTCCCGCCACCTTGGCCATCGACCGAGACGTATGCCAGATCGTTCCATGCAGAAAGGCCGTCGCCGACCTTCATCTGACAGGTATCGACTTCGGCGGCGACTTCGCCCCGAAGCAAAATCGGGTTAGCCGCACTCCATGCCGCGGCCGATGCGCGGCTCATTTGGAACCGTTTTCGGCGAACCATCATATCGTCGGACGGCATGGAGTCTTCCGAATCCCTTGCTTACGACCGCGTGAGAAGCACAACGACGTGAATGCGGGGCGAGCCACCGGACCCACCGCCGGCAACCACGAGGTTGATCGCCTGTCCAGCGGTGACGGTGTTCGCGGCCGTTGGCGTTGCCGTGTCGACGTCACCGGCCGCCGATGCTGAACTCGTGATCGTGACGACACCGTTCGTGATGCCGGTCGATGCGATTTTGGGCGTCACGGTGATGTCGGCCGTCGAGACCGCGCCGTCGATCACGGTGCGAATACCTGTGATGTCGCCCGCCCACGGGCAGACGAGGTAATACGTGGCGTCGGCTGAGCCATCGGCAATGTCCAGGCAGAGTGCAACGGGGTCAGTGGCCCGTGAGGGCAGGACAATCTGCGTCATGGGTAGTAGGTCTCCGCGATGCCATCAGCGATGGCGAGAAGAAGGCCGCGTTCGGCCGTGGTGTCGATGATGAGCGTCTCACCATCGGTGGAAGTCAGGTAGCCGTCGGGCGGATCGCCGGTCGGGTCATCGTCGACAACCCAATCGCTCCCCACCAGCCGCAACACGCCCGGCAGGTCGATCACGATGTACCGCGTCTGGACGGTGAGAATGTTGGCGCTGTTGCCGCCCGTCAGTACGCCAGCGCTGTTGTTGTCGATCGCGATCGTCAGCGCTGTGTCATCCAGGCCCGCAAGCGCGAATGCCAGCGCGGCATTCGCCTGGCCGTCCAACTGGCCGCGCCGGAAGTATCCGACGTTGCCGGCCGCCCACTGACCAGCCTGCGCCAAGAAATAGCCGCGACCGAACTCGAGGACGCTCCCGCCGTCGAAGATGACATGCACGGCCGCCGTGGGGTCGACGTTGGTGTATGCGGCCGCGAAGTTCGCGTGATACGTCACGCTCAGTGGCAACAGAATCTTCCCGGCGCCGGGAGTCGCCACGGTCTCGACCGGCGTCGTTGGAAGTGCTTTGATCTGCGCGTCCGTCAACGTCACGGTATGGCGCACGACCCGAAACAGTGGCATGAGAGGAAATCCGTGTAAGAGAAGTCGGCCTAGGTGCCGATCCCGTCCCAATAGCGATAGTGCGTATTCAGCAGCGCATCGACTGCGCGGTTCGTGTTCAGCGGATCGCCGACCTGCGCCTCGCGGTTGCGATAAAAGTCTCCCACGAGCAGCAGCATCGCCGCTCGCAGGTCGGCCAACAGGTCCGCATTCCCATCATCGTTCTGATCCAACCCGGCGACGTACGTGACCTTGACGCTCGCGATCTGCCGAGCCGCCAATGGCCAGTTCGTGTCCTGCACGGGCCCAATGCGACCGGGCCGCGATTCCAGATCCACCACGTAGTCGCCCGCGTCCATCGTCTGCTCGTCGCCGCCGGTGTCGATGTAGACCACCGACGTCACCGATTTGAGCGGCGGACGCGGCAGGATGATCGGGCCACTCGGAAAGCCGTCCATCGTGAGCCGCCACGTCTGTTCCACCAACGCGATCGACAGCCGACTCTCGACGTGCAACCGCGCCGCGAGAATCCACGACGCGATCAAATCCGCTTCGGGCAGCTCTATCAGATCATCATCGCCCCGGAGATGTGTGATCGCATCCTCGATGTCGATGATCTCCACGACCGGCGCGGTAACGAGCAAGTGACCCATTACCGCACCGATTGTGAAAGCCGTTCAGCGTGCATCAGGAGATCACGCGGCCGGCGCGGCCAGCGACGTCATCGAGCAGAACGCCGCAGGACGAAGCACGACGAACGCGGCGCGGAGGTCCGCGCGGAGCGTCTTCTTGCCCTCGACGAACTGCGTGCCGGAGTACCCCGCCTGCACGTCGATGCCCCGACGCTCGGCGACGTACGAGAAGTTGGCGAAGTCGCCGACGAGACCCGTGCCGGCGCTCCCAGCTTCCACCAGCGCGACCGGCAGACCAAAGAGGCTCTGCGTGCCGACCACGCCAGGGTTGCCCATCACGTACTCGCCGAGATCCGTGCGGGTCAGACGAACGATCGCCCAATCCGTCGGATGCAGCACGACGAGGTTCGGGTTCGCGCGGCCGGTCGTGCGGACCGCCATCATCGCGGAGAACACGGCATCGAAGATCGAATCGCCGACACCGCCGCCGGCCTGCGCCAACGTCTGGATGTCGCCGTTGTCGGCGGCCGAGCTCACGTAGCTGAGCAGGCCGAGGAGGTTCGGCGGCGAACCGTTGCCGTTGAAGATCTGCTGGTCGAGGCGCTGCATGATGCCGAAGCGCAGCCGCGTGTCGAGAATGGCCGCGACTTCCGGCGCATCCTGCAGCTGCTCATCGGTCACCGGAAGGCTGATCGTGATCTTGCGGACCGGCGACTCGCGCTCGGTGTACACGAAGACCGACTCGCCGTAGGCGACGCCTTCCGCCTTTTCGGCCGCGTTGAACGTGGCCGTCGTCTCCTCCATGTACTTCACGAGCTCATACTGCGTCGCCCGCACGGGGATGTAGTCGAGCAGTTGGGGCGGACGAACTGCCGCCGGCACGATCTGACCCGTGCGCAGCGATTCGGGCGCGAAGCCCGCGGTCGTTGCGAAGAGCGTCTTGAGGCTGAGATCGATCGTCGCGTTCGACGGCTGGCGATTGCGAACGCCCTCGACGAACGACTTGGTCGACGTGAACAGCTCGCCGAAGGACTTGCGCACGACTTCCACCGGATGGCGGAACGTGTCGTCGGCCGGCTCACCGCGGAGCTCTTCGCGCTGGCGGTTGCGGTCGCGGACGGCCTTCATCTCCGCGTTCCGGAGGTCGACGCCGAGGGTCTGCAGCTCGGCATCCATCTCGCGAATTTTGTCGGCAGCGGCGGCCGAATCGGCGACGCCGAGCTTCTTGAGGACGGCTGCGCGGGACAGGTTGAATACGTCCGTGCCGTCGCCGGCGATCTTGAGGACAGACGCCATCTCGGTCTGCTTGGCCGCGAACTGCTCCCGCTTTTCAGCGAGATCGTTTGACGCTACTTCGTCTGACATGGTCCGTCTCCGGGCTGAGTGAGGCGGCCGTCAAATGGCCCGGAGAGGGGCGTTCCGCAGTCGCGGACGCGCCTCCAACAGCAACGTAATTCTTGAACTCTATTACACGATCATTCACGCGTTCGGGGTGAAACACATTCACCCAACCGCAGTGTCGACAGCGTTTGCGCACTTCGTTGTTATCAGCCTTCGTCAAACGTCCCGCGCCAAGCGGCTTGAGCATGGCGACGAGCGCCAGCGGGGTGACGGTCTGCGCGAGAAACATCGAGCAGCTGTGGCAGCGAAGGTCTATCACGCGGATTTGAAGTTCCGGCGAAACCGATCGAAGATCTCTTTCGCGACCGCGTTGGCCTGTTCCGCCTCGAGCTCGGCGACCCTGGCGCGCGCTTCCTTGAGCTCGACAATCAGATCGCGCACCATCTGTGACTTGGCCGGCATGGCGCTCGGCGGGCCCGCCTTGTCGATCTTGTCTTTCCAGGCCGCCACGATGCGGTTCTTGATCGTGTCGACTTCGGCGGCCGTGTACTTGTCGGCGTTGGCCTGCTGGTGGATGTAGTTCCAGGCGGCGCGGATGTGCTCTTCCGTGTCGATCGGGTACTTTTTGTTGGTCGGATCCGCGAAGGCCACGTCGCCGTACTTGTCGGTGCCCTCTTGCTCTTTCGGGCTGGCGTCCTCGGGATCGCTCATCGCCTTCGCCGATACGGTTCCCGTCAGGCCATTCGCGCCCATGAACACGGGGCTCGACTCGAGCAGGGTGAGGCCGGCGATCAATCGACTCGCGCCCTTCGATTTCCACTCGGCGGTCATGGGCGCCGTTTTCACCTGGCGCGAAAAACCGATGGACCATTCGGTATCGGGCCCCATTTCCTTGACCGTGTTGAACGCGTCGCGGCCGCGCTCAGTCGACATGAAGTAGTGCGCCTTGAGCACCGCCCGATCGCCTTCGATCGTGACCGTTCCGCGGCCGACCGGCGCCTTGCCCTCGGTGATGACGTCGTGCTCGTAGGACGACAGTTTGACCTGCGCGCCGTCCTTGATGGCGCCTGGCAGCACCACGTCACCGTCGCGATCGACCACGTTCATCGTGCTCACAACCGCCACGACCTCGCCGCGGTCGGCGTCCTTGATCTCGAATCCTTCGATGCCCTTTGCCTCAAAGGCGCCGTCGGAGCCGAATGATTTTCGGGCAATATCGGTCATGGGTGGGTCGGTTAGTGGTTGCCGTTGAGCAGCCGCGAGGGAAGGCGGGACCGAATGCCCCGCAGCATCTTGACCACATCAGGAGAGAGCGTATCGGTCGGAAGCGCGGCGTCGCTTGGCAGGAGTTGCGTCGGATCAGTCGGCGCCGTCGTCACTGCAGGATCGGCGGCCGGGTCAACCTCGGGCGTGGCGGTCGGGACGAGATAGACTTCACGCGTGTCGTCGACCTCGAGGCCGAGCATCTGCTGGGCGCGGTCGACACGGAGGATTCCTTTCTCAACCAGCCGCGAAATGCTCGAGACGCGCAAGTCGAACTCCTCTTGGAAGCTCGACGCCTCGGTCATGTCGAACCGCGCCCGGAACCTTCTGGTCTGCGAGACGAAATCGGGCAGCAGTTGGATCGAGACCTGCCGCGCCATCGTCTTTTGCATCGGGATCAAGCATTGAATCCACGCGAGTTTCACGACCTCGCGCATCGTGGCGCCGACCTTCGTGGTTTGCAGTCCGGCGCCGAATCCGACAACGGCAGCGGGTATCCCCAGGATCGCGCACACCCGTTCTTCAGAAATGTCGCGAAGATTTGGCAGCATGATCTTGTTCGGATCGAAGCCGAGTTGCGTGATGTCCGACGCCTTGCCCAGCACGATTCCGTTGCCGCGATTCCGCCCGCTCGCCGCGGTCATGAGGTAGTTCCGCAGCTCGGTCAACTGCTCGGGTGTGATCGGCTGGCTGTTGTCTTTCGGGCTGACAATGAGGCTCGGGACGCCCATGTTGTCGAGCACCGTTTCCGAGAACTCGGCCGCCTGCATGTCCGTCTCGACTTCGCGCATTACTGACTTGAGCGGCGAGAGGCCGAGCCGCGGATATTCCGGATCGATGCCGAACCGAAAGTGCACCACGTCGCGCGGTAGGAGCGTGAAGGGCATCTGCAGGCCCATCGTCACCTGGTACGCGGTGATGAACTCCGAGTTATCGAGCGGCCAAATCGGCCGGATCATCCAGTGCGGGATATACCAGAGCTCGATCACTTCGCCGTAGACGTTGCGGACCTTCCACCAGAACGCGTTGCCGTCCATTGCATACGACAGCACGGTCGCCTTCCAAAGCGCATCGCCGTCGTACGCCTCATTCGGCTCGCAGATCAGTTCCTCGAGCGGATGGTCAAGCACACGTTCCCAGATGCCATCCTGCTTCCGGCGCTGCACGACCATCTCGGCTTCGGTGAACGTGCGCTGCATCCACATCACCGGCGCCATGACGACGTTCGCGTGCAATCCGCGGTTCGTATCGATCCGCGTGACGCTCGCATGGACGGCAGAAATCGGTATAAAGCCTGTCCGATCGCTCAGAATCGTCAGCGTCTTGCGAGCGAACGCTGTAATCCGGCGCGGAAGATCCTTAATCACGGTCAAAGCGGTCGACGCCATCAGAACGACCCCACGAGCCACGAACCGCCGGCGGGCGCGGGGGCTACCATCGCGCGGCCGAGTGCCATGATCGAACCGACCACGCCGTCGATACGGCCCGAGGCGCGTGACTTGTCTGGCTTGATGTTGTCCGCCGGGTCACGTTTGACCGCGACGTTCGACAGCATCCAGCGCATGACGGGATTGATGCCCGTCGGCGTCAGGTGGCCGCACTGCTTCGCGACGACGATCTTCTCAAACTCTTTCGAGGGCTCGGACATCGAAGCGAAGCCCTGCCGGAACTCCACGCAGGTCAGACCATCCGTCTGCAGGTCGGTCGCCGTCTGCGTCGCATTCCACGGATCGAAAGCGACTTCCTCGATCACGTACTCTTTCGCGAACTCGCGCAGCGCCGCTTTCGGGAACTCGTAGTCGACGACGTTCCCCGGTGTCGCGGTCAGCCAGCCGTCTCGAGCCCACGCGTCATACGGCACGCGATCTTTCTTCGACCGTTCGGCGATCGTGTCTTGCGGACAGAAGAACCGATACAGGAAGTCGAACCCGCCGTCGACCGGGAAGCAGAGCACGAGGGCCGTGAGATCCAGCTTCGCCGAGAGATCGAGGCCGGCCCAGCAGCGGGAACCCTTCAACGTCTTGGGATCGACGACGCGCTCGCAGGCGTTCCACGATTCGACCGGGATCCACCGTTCGCGCTGCTGCGTCCAGATGTTCAGGTGATAGCGAAGAAACGTGTTCAGATACGAGGGCGTCGTCTTGGCGCGCGCGCACTGCTCGGCCATGTAGTCGTACTTGAGCGACACGCCGAGGTTCGGATTCGCCTTCGCCCAGACCGTGGGGTCGGTGAAGTCGTCCCCCTCGTCCGCCGCGGCGATGAACGCGAAG